TATATGCACCACGATAAAAGATTTAATGAAAATTATTGTAAAGAAATGGTAAAACAAGCAAAGAAATGGAGATGGTTTCCTGATTGTATTTTTGACTACTCTGATACTATGGCACATACTCTTTTTATAGACTTACTTACTACTTCTGAGCAGAATATTCTTGCAACCGATCAAACCTGTGGATTATTTGGTATGGAGTCTAGAATTCCATTACTTACACAAAGGTATGTGCATTATAATATGACTATACCTACAACAACAAGATTTAAACAACTAGATAAATACGCGTTAGGTACAACAAAATACTTAATGAGAGAAGTAATGAAAGATTACTTGCCTGATCATGTAGTAAATAGAAAACAAAAGCTTGGGTGGAGTAGCCCGTGGGATAATAACCACCCAAAACAAAGTAGACGTTGGAGAGATGAAGATTTAGAATTATTGAAAAGGCTAGGTGCATGAAGGCGGTAATAAGTAACAGAATACAGTTGCAAGGCGATGCTACTTTCCTTGAAAATCTCGAAAGAGAGCTAACTTATACTTTGCCTCCTCGTATGCCGCAAGACCCACCTATGATAATAAAAACAATACGCCCATTGCGAGAAGGTTTGGTTTCCATACCTATCGGAAGATTGGACTTGGTACCAGAGGAGTATGAAATTATCGACAAACGCGTACAAGCGCCGATGGTCTTCCCTGAATTTAAGTTCGAATTACGTGCGTCCCAGCAAGAGGTTTATGACGCAGTAGAAGACAACAGTATAATTAACGCTTGGGTAAGTTGGGGAAAGACTTTTACAGGTTTAGCCATAGCTGCTAAGCTTGGACAGAAAACATTAGTAGTAACACATACAACCAATTTGAGGAATCAATGGGAAAAGGAAGTAAAGAAGTGCTTTGGAATCAATCCAGGCAGAATAGGGAGCGGAGACTTCAACACTTCGTCCCCGATAGTCGTTGGGAACATTCAGAGTTTATACCGCAAGATAGACGAGATAAAACTTTTGTTCGGGACAGTCGTTTTGGACGAAATGCATCACGTTTCGAGCCCTACATTTACCCGAATAATAGACGAAATGCCCTCAAGATTTAAGATAGGGTTAACAGGAACACTAGAAAGAAAAGATGGACGCCATGTAGTCTTTAGAGATTACTTTGGAAACCATGTTTTAAAACCACCCAAAGAGAATTATATGACACCTGAGATAGATGTCATCAAATCAGAAGTACGATTTCTAGATGGATCGTTTACTCCATGGGCGGAAAGAATAAATCATCTAGCTACGAATGAAGAATATATACATAGTGTGGCAATGATTGCAGCAAAGTATGCAGCCGATGGTCATAAAGTATTAGTAGTATCAGATAGAGTTGCATTTCTAAAAGTATGCCAACGATTAGTTGGAGAAAATTCAGTATGTATTACAGGAGAAATGGACTTTAAAGATAGAGAAGATACTATGAAAAGAATAGGCGGAGATAAGAATATTTTATTTGGTACACAGGCTATTTTCTCAGAAGGAATCTCTTTAGATGCTCTGAGTTGTTTAGTACTAGGTACACCAGTAAATAATGAACCATTGCTTACACAGTTAATTGGTAGAGTTATAAGGAAAAAAGAAGGAAAGATCCAACCAAAAATAGTAGATATCCATTTAAAAGGTAAGACGGCGGCTAGACAAGCAAACGCACGAATGGGATATTATGTTAAACAAGATTATAAGATAAACATTAAGTAACAGAAACTTTATTTGAATTAAATACATGAAAAAAATAATACTTGACACGAGTTTCAAAAATTGGTATAATATATGATATATTTTGACTGGAAGAAGATTTTAAAAGCGACTAATGGCAACGTTGCTGATATCATTACCATAATGAGAATCATAACATTTAAAATTCAACCTAAAAATTATTACGATAAGACTTTTAAGTTTTACGAAAAGAACTTTCACGGTAGTTCCTTCTTAGTTAACGCTAAGGATTTACTAGAGAAAGGGCGTGCCTTTAGTGATAAAGAGGTTGCGGAGTATGTAGGTGTTGCATCATTCCGTAATTCTTACGAGTACGCACAGACAAAAGACACCACTTTAGACCTCATTTTCTGCCAAGTTAGTGAGGACACGATTAACCAAAACAGACTGCTCGAGATTAGAGATGGAAAAGTTCATTTCAAATACGAGGAGACACAATAAGGAGAAAATTATGGCTATAGGCTTTAATACAACTAAGGGCTCAGCCCAGAAGTCCAAAATTGAAACTTACAATTTTGGCAACAAAGAAGATCATCACATCAGATTGGTTGGTGACCTTTTACCAAGATATGTTTACTGGATAAAAGGCGAAAACAATAAAAACATTCCTATGGAGTGTTTGTCTTTCGATAGAAATTCAGAAACATTTAACAATGTCGAGCATGACCATGTTCGAGATTTTTATCCTGACTTAAAATGCGGTTGGGCTTATGCAGTCCAAGGCATCGACTACTCTGATAAAAGTATCAAAGTGGTTAACCTAAAAAGGAAACTTTTTGACCAAATTTTAGTGGCAATGGAAGAGATAGGAAATCCTACTGATCCTGAAACGGGTTGGGATATATTCTTCAAGAGATTGAAGACTGGCCCACAAGTATTTAATGTTGAGTATCAACTGCAAATGCTTAAGTGTAAGCCAAGAGCATTAGAAGATTGGGAACAAGAACTCATAGCAGAACTTAAGTCTATGGACGACGTGCTTCCTAGACCTACACCTGATGCTCAACTTGAACTTCTTAAAAGAGTTCAAGGTGCGGAATCAAATGAATCAGTAGATGAGGAGTTTGACGTATCATGATTGGAGTAGGACAAGAGTTTCCCGAATTCGATATGCATGGCGTAGATGAAAATAATGAGATGTGCAGCGTTCATAGCTGGGATATGTCAGGGTGGAGTGTAATTTACTTTTACCCTAAAGATTTTACATTTATTTGTCCAACAGAAATTGCAGGATTTGATACACTAGTAAGTGATGATGTAACAGTTATCGGTATTAGTGGGGATAATGAGTTCTGTAAACAAGCATGGAGAACAGCGAATGGTGGGATTAGAAATATAAACCATACGCTAGCCGCTGACTCTGGGCTTCATTTAGGAAATGAACTAGGAATAGTTGATGGAAATAATGGAGTTCATTTTAGAGCAACTTACATTGTTGATGAAGGCAATACTATTCAGCATGTATCAGTGAATGCACTTGATACAGGAAGGAATCATGAAGAGATTGCAAGAACACTTGCTTCTCTACAAGAAGACGGTCTTACAGGTTGTAATTGGCAACCAGGAGACGACTACGTCGCATGATTTTATTTACAGCAGACTGGCACATAAAATTAGGTCAAAAGAATGTTCCTACTGATTGGGCAATCAATCGGTATAATATGTTCTTTGAGCAAGTGCAAGAAGCTATAGATGAACACGGCGTAACTTTACATATCATTGGCGGGGATTTGTTTGATCGAGTCCCCTCAATGGATGAACTTACTCTATATTTTGATTTTATTAGAAGAGTTACAATTCCTACTATTATTTATGACGGAAATCATGAAGCAACTAGGAAAAACAAGACTTTCTTTACTAATCTAAAGAAAGCAACTTCAGATGTGAATGGATTGGTCAGAGTCATTGATACAACTTATGTAGAAGATGATTGGGCAATCCTTCCATACGCTGATCTACACAGAAAAGGTAGTATAGAATCGATTGACGTACCGTATTTATTTACTCACGTTAGGGGAGAGATACCACCTCATGTAGTTCCTGAAGTAGAATTAGAAAGGTTTGATAAATTTGACACCGTTTTTGCTGGAGATTTACATGCTCACGAGAATACTCAACGAAATATTGTATACCCAGGAAGCCCAATGACTACAAGTTTTCATAGAAATAGAGTGAAGACAGGTACTTTACTTATTGAAGATGATTGGTCTTGGACATGGCATGAATTTGATTTACCACAATTGATTAGAAAAACTGTATCAGATCCAGACGATATGATACAAACTGATTTTGACCATACAATCTATGAACTAGAAGGAGATGTTCAAGATTTAGCAAAGATTAAGAACTCAGAACTATTAGATAAAAAAGTTGTAAAACGACAAGTAGAAGCTACTTTAAACCTTACTTCTGAAATGTCTATTAGTGATGAACTGGTAGTATATTTACAAGATATATTAAATTTAGATGAAGATAAGATAAAAGCAATTATAGGAGTGTATAATGATTATTCTACAGAAGTTAACTTGGGATAACTGTTTCTCTTATGGTGCAAATAATGAAGTTGACTTAGCAGAGTCAACTTTAACACAGCTTGTTGGAACTAATGGAGTAGGTAAATCTTCTATACCTTTAATTTTAGAAGAAGTATTATTTAATAAAAATAGTAAGAATGTTAAAAAAGCTGATATCGCTAATAGATATGTTAATAATGGATATGATATTACCCTTGAGTTTAGTGTGGACACTGATCTTTATATTATTTCTGTATCTAGAAGGGCAACTTTAAAGTGTAAACTAACTAAGAATGGCGAAGATATAAGTAGTCATACTGCTAGTAATACCTATAAGACATTGGGAGAGGTGCTTGGTATAGACTTTAAAACGTTTACCCAGCTTGTATATCAGAATACGAATACGAGTTTACAATTTTTAACTGCAACAGATACCAATAGGAAAAAGTTTCTAATTGATCTGTTAAAACTTGATGATTACGTCGCTTACTTTGAAACTTTCAAAGAGGCAACACGAGCTGCAACACAGAATGTTACAGCCCTAAATGCGCAGACTGACACAATCGTTAAATGGTTAACAGACAACAAATTAGACACTACTGAGATATTATTGAAAATGGATTTACCAAAAATCTCAGAAAAAGACGAGAATACTTTACGTCAGTTACAATTAGACTTTGAAAATATCTCGGATAAAAATAAAAAAATAGAAGTAAATAATAATCTGTTGGAACAGTTAAAGTCAATTGATATCAATAATTTTAGAGATGACTTACAAAAGTATCCCGAGGAACTAGATATCAAAAGATACGTTGGTGCTATTAGTGCTTGGCAACAAGAACTTTCTCATGAAACGAATATGAGAAGTAAGTACGAACAACTAAGAAACTCAGAGACACAAGAATGTCCTACTTGTGAACAACCAATAGATATGGACTTCGTAGATGCACATTATCAAGAACATAATGATAGAGCTATGAAGTGTAGTGAATTTATTAAGAAAGAAAAGGACAGGCTAGAGAAACTAGAAGATGAAAATGAAATACATAGGACAGCAACCAGGAAAGTCAAAGAGTGGGAACAACTCTACAATTCTATTGACTCTGGACTCCCAACGACAACAAGCGATCCAGAAAGAATCCAAGAAGCTATCAACGCGCTTCAAGAAAAGGTTCAGTTGGCTCGTGCCGGGTTGGAAGAAGTAGCTGCAGAAAATGAGAGTAGAGAACGACACAATACAAGAATTGAGATTATTACAGAGCAGACTGAACAGTTTGAAAGCGAATTATCTGAAATTACAGATAAGCTCAGCAGTATTGAAGATAAACTTTCGATTCTCGAAATACTTAAAAAAGCATTTAGTACAAACGGGCTACTTGCCTATAAAATAGAGTCCCTCGTAAAAGAACTGGAGAGTTTAACAAATGAATATTTGGCAGAATTTAGCGATGGACGATTCTCTATCAATTTTGTGGTCGAGAACGATAAGCTTAATGTAGAAGTTACCGACACAGGTAAACAGATTGATATACTAGCTTTATCTAGCGGAGAACTCGCAAGAGTTAATATTGCGACATTAGTTGCAATACGAAAACTAATGACTTCGATTAGTAGAAGTCAAATCAATGTGCTATTCCTTGATGAAGTGAATCAAGCACTTGATGAACAGGGGAAGGAGAAAATCGTAGAGATTCTCCTTAAAGAAGAAAACTTAAATACTTATCTAGTTTCTCATGGTTGGACACACCCACTATTAGAGAAAATAGAGATTATTAAAGAAGATAATATATCTCATTTGGAATAAAAATGAAAGATGGAGATACTTTTTGGTTACACATATGCCCTCACCAAACTGAATTTAGACAGTATATACCAGTTGGTCAAACCTGTAAAATTTGTGATTGGGCAGAGTTACCAGAAATTGAAAAAACAAAGATTAGACAACAAGAACACATAGAAAGAATGGAGCAAGATTATGACTACTAATGTAGATATGGCAATCAGATCAATAGAAAGCCACCTAAACCTAGAACCTGGGACAATTAAACCTGGAGGAGATTTAATAAAAGACTATGGTGCTGATTCTCTTGATATAGTTGAGATAGTAATGAATTTAGAGGAACAACTAGATATAGAAGTTCCTGATGATGCAGTCACAGATCTCAAACTTAATGATGTAGATAATTTAATTAAATATATCGAATCAATCTAATGGTAAATAGTAGGCAGAAAGGTCATAAGGCCGAGCTACTTGTCGCCAATATGTTAACCCGCCACCTACAGCTGCCGTTTGAGCAAACCCCTGGCTCTGGAAGTGGAAAAATAAAAGGGGATTTATGGTTGAAACACCATATAAATAAGTTTCTAATCGAGGTAAAATTTTATAAAGATGACGCAATATCTACTAAAGTATTTACCAACAAAAGTAATAATTTTGTGCAATGGTGGGCTAAGACATGCCAACAAGCTGAAGATAATAAATTAGAACCCTTGTTGTTCTTCAAAGCCAACCATGCACAATTTTTTGTATCAACCAAAATCAAGCCAAAGAAGTTAGATTATATGTATATATCTTTTCTAGATGCATATATTTGTCTTGCTGAAAGATGGTTAGAGAAAGAAAAACAGGAATGGACAGATGGCGAAAGACTTTACGAGCCTTGGGCAAAAGCCGACTCCTAATGGGAATCTGCTTATAGTTGATGGTCTCAACTTAGCCTTTAGGTGGAAGCACCAAAAGAAAGAATTTTTCAAAGTAGAGTATGTCAGGACAATAGAAAGTCTTGCAAAATCATATGACTGCGGAGAGATAGTAGTACTTGGAGATGGGGGAAGTGATTATAGAAAATCAATAGACCCAGAGTACAAAGCAAACCGTAAAGAGCGGTATGCAGACCAAACAGAAGAAGAAAAACAAGAGTTTTTGAATTTTCTTGGAGAATTTCAAAAATGTATAGACTTATGTAATGAAAAAGGCTACCTTACTATAAAGTATAAGGGTGTAGAAGCTGATGACATTGCAGCAGTAATTAGTCTCGCAAGAGAAGAAATCGGATTAGAGGATATTTGGTTAGTAAGTTCAGATAAAGACTGGGATTTACTAGTTAATGAGAACATATCACGGTTCTCTACCGTAACGAGAAAAGAGACAACAATGGATAATTGGGACGAGCATTACGACTTTCACCCAGATATGTACTTAACTTTTAAGTGCTTAACTGGAGATAAAGGAGATAACGTTCCAGGAGTAAACGGAATTGGCCCTAAACGTGCTAGTAGTCTTATTGCATCACATGGTGATGTATTTGATTTAATGAATCAGTTGCCAATTGATAGTAAGTATAAATTCATGCAAAACTTAAACGAGTTTGGAAGTGATAATCTTGCTAAAAATATTGAACTGATGGATTTATCATATGACCCCGACGCACAAGTACTTGGGAAAAGAAAAGAAATTATAGGATTAGTAAAAGATTATGTCAGTTAAAATAGATTATAGCAAAGATGATCTTTTAGATGAGTTTGCAATAACTACTCTAAGAGATAGGTACATGATACCAGGAGAGGAATCTCCACAAGAAGCATTTGCAAGAGCTGCTATGGCTTTTGCTGATAACGATGATCATGCACAAAGGTTGTATGATTACGTTAGTAACTTATGGTTTATGTTTGCGACGCCAGTTCTATCTAACGGTGGAACTACTCGTGGATTACCCATTAGTTGTTTTTTAAATTATGTAGAAGATAGCCGAGAAGGTATAACAGATCATTATGTAGAGAACGCATTTCTATCATCGTTTGGTGGTGGAATTGGAGGACATTGGTCTGATGTCAGAGCGCAAGGTACAAGGACTTCTAAAGGAAGTGAGAGTACTGGAGTGATACCTTTTGTTAAGGTTGTTGATGCGGAAATGTTAGCATTTTCACAAGGCGTAACAAGAAGGGGGAGCTACGCTGCATACTTACATATGTCTCACCCCGAAATAGAGGAATTTTTAGATGTTAGGAAACCCACTGGTGGTGATACTAATCGTAAGTCTATTAACCTACATCATGGGGTGGTGGTTCCTGACAGCTTTATGGAACTCATACACGCCGCTACAAAGTATCCTGATTTTGACGATAGCTGGGATTTGTTTGACCCTCACACAAGACAAGTCAAACGAACCGTAAGTGCACGAGCACTTTGGGTAAAGTTATTGCAAAATAGAATGGAAACAGGTGAGCCTTACTTAATGTTTGAAGATGCAGTTAATGCAGAATTACCCGCCTTTCAGAAAAAGAAAGGACTAGAAGTTCACCACTCAAATTTATGTAGTGAAATCACATTAGCAACGGACGAGGAGAGAACTGCAGTATGTTGTTTATCTTCAGTCAATTTAGAATACTATGATGAATGGAGTAATCACCCTGCGTTCATTCCAGACTTAATAAGAATGTTAGATAATGTTTTAACTGACTTTATTAAAAGAGCACCTGACCAATTGCATAGAGCAAAGTTTAGTGCAGAAAGAGAAAGAAGTCTTGGTCTTGGCGCAATGGGATTTCACGCATACCTACAAAAGAAAGGAATTCCTTTTGAGTCTTTAGGGGCTCAAGCTGCTAATGTTAATATGTTTCATAACATAAAATCAGATGCAGATATGACTACACGCAAATTAGCACAAGAAAAGGGCGCTTGCCCTGATGATGATACTTGTAAAGTACGTAATGCCCACTTATTAGCTATAGCTCCAAATGCGAGTTCTAGTATTATATGTGGCAACACAAGTCCTAGTATTGAACCTTTTAGAGCAAACGCTTTTACACAGAAAACTAAATCTGGAAGTAATCTTATGAAGAATAAGTACTTAATTGAAGTATTAAATAAATATAAAATGAATACAGATGATGTGTGGAAAAGTATAGTTGCACAACGAGGAAGTGTTCAACATCTTGAATTCTTATCAGAAGATGAGAAACAGGTGTTTAAGACTGCGGTAGAAATAAATCAAGCATGGATTATAGAACATGCGGCTGAAAGACAACAGTATATCTGTCAGTCTCAGTCATTAAATCTATTCTTCCCACCTGATGTTAATAAAGCAGATTTACACAGCGCACATATGTTAGCGTGGGCAAAGAATCTAAAAACACTTTACTATCTACGTAGTGAAGCGATCAGTAGAGCAGACAATGTATCTTCCCAAGCAAAGAGAGAAATTATCTTTGAACAAGAAGATTGTCTAAGTTGTGAGGGTTAAATGAGTTTATTAAAAGAAAGAGAATATTATAAACCTTTTCAATACCCTTGGGCTTTTGAAAATTATAAAAAGCAACAACAGATGCATTGGCTACCTGATGAAGTACCGTTACAAGACGATATAAAGGATTATAGAGAAAAATTAGGTGAAGGCGAAAGAAAATTACTAGATAATATATTTAAGTTCTTCACACAAGCAGATGTAGATGTGTGTGGTGGTTATGCCCAGCATTACTTACCTACATTTAAACAACCAGAAGTAAGAATGATGCTAGTTGCATTTGCAGCGATGGAAGCAGTTCATCAAGAAGCATATTCCCTTCTATTAGAAACTTTAGGTAAAGAAGATAGTATGTACCGAGAGTTTTTTGATATACAAGCTATGTATGAGAAACATGAGTATCTAAGTGATTTTAATATGGAGACTCCTTTTGACATGGCAAAAACAATGGCGGTGTATAGTGCATTTACTGAAGGAGTACAGCTATTTAGTAGTTTTGCTATCCTTCTTAACTATCCTAGACATAATCTAATGAAAGGAATGGGACAAATTGTTACATGGAGTATTCGTGATGAATCATTACATGTAGAAGGATTATCTCAACTTTTTAGAAGTTTTATGGCAGAAAATCCAAATTTATGGACTGATAAGTTAAAATACGAAATTTACTGTGCCGCAGAAAAAACTGTGGAACTAGAAGATAAGTTTATTGACGTTTGTTTTGATAAAGCTACAGTTCCAGATCTAACTGCTGTAGAAGTAAAAGAATATATTAGATATATTGCAGATAGAAGGTTACTAGGATTAGGTATGAAAAAGATATTTCATAGTACCGAAAATCCATTGCCTTGGATTGATATGCAGTTGAACGCAGTTGAGCATACCAACTTTTTTGAAAACCGTGCTACCGAGTATGCTAAGGCTAGTACACAAGGAAATTGGCAGGACATATTTAAATGAGTAATGAGATAAATGAGATACCAACAATTACTATTGACGGAAATGATTACGCCGTCGACCAGTTAAGTGAAGAGCATCAAAATGTAGTTATGCATATGCAAGTAGCAGATCAAGAGATTGCTAGACTAAATACTATGATTGCGATTCTAAGTACTGGAAGACAGGCATATATAAATCAACTTGGGGAAGAACTTACTAAAAAGGAACCCGAGTTTACACCTGAAATAGTACAGTGAATATATACATAGGGTATGAAGAAGCACACCCTGAAATGTATGCTGTATGTAAAGCTTCAATAGAACGCTTTAGCAAACTTCATATAATTAGACCGCTGAGAAAGTCGGCACTAGAGGGTGTGTATTCACGACCTTATCAAGGCGAAGCAACAGATTTTGCCTTTACTAGATTCTTAGTACCATACTTACAAAATTATACAGGTTGGGCATTATTTGTAGATGGAGATTTTCTCTTTCGAGCAGACCCAGCTGATATTTTACAATGTATAGATGAGGAGAGTCATGATATTTATGTGGTTAAACACCCCGAACTAATTACTACTCAAGGTATAAAAATGAACGGAAAAATAAATAGACCGTATCCTATGAAATATTGGTCATCACTAATGTATATAAATTGTGATGAACAAAGTATAGATCCTCATTATGTAAACACAGCCCCAGCGGGTGATTTGCACGAGTTTAAGTGGGCAAATAGTATAGGAAGCTTACCCGCAACTTGGAACAATATGGTAGGGTATTATGACATCTACCAGCCAAATGCCGTTCACTTTACAGATGGAGGGCCGTGGTTGAAAGGGTTTGAAGACCAGCCCTATGCAGATGAATGGAGAGCAGTACAGAATGAAATACAACGACCAATTTAGCTTTCTACAACATAGAAGGGAACAAGAGGCAGCTCATCACAAGAGACTCTCGAACGAAAGATTTAACCCACTCAATTCGATTCTTACAGTCGAAGTAAATACTACCGAACTTTGTAATCGAAATTGTGTGTTTTGTCCGAGATATGACCCACAAGTTTTCCCTAATAGGAATTTGCATATGACTCCGAAAGGAGCAGAAAGCATTTCCAAAGAACTTTCACGTAATTATTATCGTGGGAAAATCTCTCTTAGCGGGTTTGGAGAAAATTTACTCAACCCAGAGTTTCCAGAAATAATAAAAAGTTTTAGAACACATCTCGATTCCAACATTCTCGAGTGTAATACCAATGGGGATAGATTGACCCCAGAGCTTGCAAAATCTCTGTTTGACAATGGTCTAACCCTACTATATATTAACTTATATGATGGAGCGCATCAAATGGAACATTTCGATGAAGTTATGCGTGACATACCTAAGTTCCAGTATAAGTATCGTATGCACTGGAGTCAGAAGGATCATGGACTTATTTTAAATAATAGAAGCGGCACTATCGATTGGCTCGGTATAGAGGAAAGCGATATAAAATCTTTGCAAGGGAAACCGTGTCATTATCCATTCTACAAAATGTTTGTGGATTGGAATGGAGATGTTTTGTTCTGTAGTAATGACTGGAGAAGAGAGCATGTAGTAGGAAATCTATTACAAGATACTCTAATGAATGTCTGGTTTAGTAAACCAATGAAGAAAATCAGACGTAGACTAGCAAGAGGGGATAGAAGTCAATCTCCGTGTAACGGGTGTTCCGTAGATGGAACACTATTTGGAAAAGAATCATTTGACATGGTACAGGAATATGAAAACAAAAGAAGAAAAATTATTGCAAGTTGTTAATCTTGCTCCCTCTGAATCGGTAATAGAAAAACTAACTGAAATACATCCTATGAGAATGGTCGTTTGGGCTAGTATAGTTCAAATTTGTATGTTAGCATTTATGGGATTATCAATGTTAACAATAGGATATTTCGTATGAAAATAATAATAACAGGAACAACGGGTCTAGCTAAAGCCATAGCGGGTGCATTAGCACTTGAACATAAAGTAAAAACAACACGAATAGAAGATATTACCATGAATGGTATAAATTTTTGGGGGTTTGATTACGATAACCCAAACCATGCAGACATACTAATTAACCATGCACACAAAGATTTTGACCAAACTAATATACTTGATATAGCTTATCAGACTTGGAGAAAAGATAGTAAAAAGTATATAATCAATATATCTTCACGAGCACATCAACCAAACATTTCAAAAGGATATTTATATGCGGCACAAAAAGCTAGCCTCAATCATCTTACTAATAATCTTACTTATAATAGCGACAAGCAATGCCGTATAAGTACAATCAATCTAGGCTTACTAAATCATGAGGACTTGCCTAGTCTTAAACACGAAGAAGTAGCACATATAGTTAAGTATCTAATTGATTTACCCACGCATATAGAAGTACCCGAGATAACAGTACAAAACTCGGCAAACTATTCAGAAGTCCAGTCCGATAAAGAAATATTAAATGACATATCATGGCTAGTGTAGACGAAGTTTTAAATAAATTAAAAAATAAAAATGTTATACTTGTTGGCAATTCTGTAGAAATATTAAACTATGAAAAGGGAGAGTTTATAGATTCTCATGATGTAGTTATTCGTATGGGTAGAGGTATACCAAGATCATCAGATGACCGCGCTCTTGGAAAGAGAACAGATATTTGGGCTACAGGATTTCTTAGAGCTGAGCAAGTCGGCCCTCGTATTAGTCCTAAAGTTATTAAATTATTAAATCGTACTCGTATAAACTTACATAGTGCTAAGAATAAGCATTTGGCATTAGACTATGAATTTCATACTATGTTTTCAGATGATGAACTCTTTGAAATTTATGAGGAGTTTGGATATGAGAATGATGTCTTATTAGGACGACCGTCCAATGGGTTTATAACATTACTATGGTTAATTAAAAAAGCATGGGTTTGGAAAAGTCTTACAATTATTGGATTTGACTTCTTTGCTAAATTTGCCCCATTCAAAGTAGGAGAAATGCACCCTTGCAGTTGGCATTTACCTAGAAATACCGTTAGTGAGATTCCTCATAACGTCCCCGCAGAAAGAGAATACGCATTAGAAATGGCTCGTAATGGAATTATTAAATGGGAAATTCTTTCTGATCTTAAAGAAGAAATCTTAGACGAATAAGTTTTTGCACGACTGATATAGTCGTAAAATGGGTGTTGAAATTTTAGAATTTTTTATTGTATAGCGAACGCTAAATAGCCAGTAGTTGAATATGAATTTTTCATCGGGAGTTACCATTTGATTTTTTCCTTATTATATCTTACCTAACAAGTACCCTGCTTCCACTACTTTACGAAGGTATTTTTTCTGTTTATCAGCTTTCACAAGTATACGCTCATTTATCCCTTCCTTTCTCAAGTTTAAGGGAATATCATCAATACACTTAGTCCACATATCCCAAGGAACTGCCATATACTGTAAAGTAGGCATATCATAATAATCTACATATAGCACTATCTGTTCTACATTAACTGAGAAGGCTTTTCGCATCATAGTATGATGGTTTAAAGTATCTTTTGGTCCGATTGCTTCTCTTTTAATTAGTTCATCAACTCGCATATCAAAATATAAGGGCATATATCCATGATTCATTCCTTTCATTGCTTGAAAAATATTTTGATTTCTAGCAGATAGAATAAGGGAGTCTATGTCTACCAATCTTTTTCTCGGCATGCCACTTTTATCAGCTTGTTGCTGTGTGTGGTTAAACATTCTTGTAGCTTTTCCGTCAGGGAAGAACCAAGCATTTGGCTTTTCTTTAAAGTATTTCCAATTAACTAAGATGAAGTCTTCATTTACTACGTCTTTCTTTGCTTCTCTAGGCGGTTTAGTCATGTCTAAAATTTGGTAGTAATTACCATAAAACTTATGGTCAAAATACTGGTATTTCCTTGAGAAGAATACTACATTTTCTCCCATTTGTTTAACTGTTGGTATATTACCTGCAAACTTACCGTTGAATAACCTAGGGCCAGCTGTGTGGAATAAAACTCTTTCAATAGGGAAGCCTTTTGGTTGTTTATCTTTCCAATGTTCTTTAAACTGTAGCATAACTCTTGCCATTCTATGCGAATTAGTACCTCTAAGAGCAAATGGAGTTTCATAACTATAAACTTCTCTGAAATTACGCATTGCCCAATCTACTGTTGGTTTCATTGTTTCCGCGAGTAAGCCCCTCCTATTAAATAGGTGGATTCTGAAGTTCTCTGAATTATTTACCAATGAACTAAGTGTCATTTCAGTATTAAATTCTTCTGTTAGTATTACTATATCTATCATTTTACTGTATATTCCCAAAACTGTTCGAGGTATCTCTCGATTCTTTCTTCTGCATCGTTGTCAAAATGGAACACAATGCCCGATCTTTTACTAGACAATATCTTTAATAGTGCCGTTTTTGAACCACAGGCCTTACCTGCTATTCCCTGATATATTGCTTCATAGGTTAAATGGTTCTTTTCTCTAGCCACTCTTGGAGTTGCTACTGAATGTATCTTTTTTCCTAAAAGTAACCCTTCTATTCCCATTTGACTATTTGGACAGAATCCTAACTCTTGACATCTTTCAAGTATTTCATGTCCACCAATCTTTTTATCAATTATCTTATCTGCTCCGTAACGCATTTTATATTTTGCTATCCATACATGAGCAGTTATAGGATGTGGTTTAATCACATATCCTCTATTATTTACATAGTCATCTAATTTATTCCAATCTAAAACATTCTTTCCGCCTTGTATTAGATTACTTCCTGGTGGAAAGACAACCTTATCATAAGTTGCTGGATTAAATTTTAATGTATATTTATTTTCTAAACTATCGACTATTTTTTGTATTCTTTCTTCGTCAATTTTTATGTCTGAATCAGCAATACTATGCATAACTCGATCGTTTATTTTTATTGTATTTACACGAATGTAAATACCACCGCCTAAAAAATCAGTATACAACCAATTCCTAATAGTGCGGAGTTCATTTGTATTAAACCAGAGGTCAAACTCAAACGTTGCTCCCCTATGTTCTTTAGGGATAACTCTTTTTTGAAATTCATGTAGTGTTTCCAACCTATCTTTAGGTGGCATACAACTGCCTGATTTCATAAAATGAGTAGGTACATCTCCTAACTCTTCATTTATGGATAATTGTTCAAGTGCCACTAGACAACTTCCATACTTGCTTTTCTAAGTCTTTTAGTCTTTCTTCTTGTTCGCCTATTGTATCAAAGAGGGCCGCCATTAGGTTTTCCATCTTTTTATTTACGTATGCGGCGTCTACCTCATTGTCTCTATATTTTTTAGTCCAATGCTTCTTCTGTTCTTTTGCCATTTTAGCTCCATGATGAGCCGTCCCAATAGGAAGCTCCGATATCAGAAGCGCTTGATACTTCAGTATCGAATATAGTTCCAGCTTGAGAGGCTGTTATTCTTTCAAAGATATTTGTTGCTGTTGCTGTCGCAATAGTTGTCAAATGATCCGTTGTAATTGTTGTGTCTGTTGTCCTTGTAGTATCATACACCGATGATGTAGTCTTACTTGTTTCAAACACAGACCCTGTTGTACTACTTGTTTCAAAAGTAGTGGTTGTAGACTTATCAGTCTCAAAAGTACAAGTTGTAGATTTACTTGTTGAAGTAGCTCTTGAACTTGCAGTAGT